TTGATCTAGTGCCAAAAATATCTTTGATTATTGATAGTTTTTCATCGTCAGCTAGATTTTTGGTTGCGTGATGCATTTCTTTTAAAATGCTAACCATTGATCGCATCTTGCCATTTTCAAAGATTTCAACTCCGAGACCACTTAATCTTTTTTGAGCAAGTAGTGCTTCCTTGGCAACATCTGGCATTTCTTCAGCAGAGATTCCCATTTCATTTCTCATCTGACCCAAAGCCTTAGCTCCAGCTTTTGCAGGAGCTGCTAATCTCAAATAAGTTGATCTAAGCATCGTTCCTGCCATAGTTGCTTGAATACCAGCATCCCCTAAAACACCTGCTAAAGTTGCAGTTTCACTTAGAGTTCCACCGACAGCAGCTGCAGCAGGAGCAATGAATTTCATGGTTTGACCAAGCATTTCAACATTTACATTTGTTGATCTAGATGCTTGGGCTAGAATATCAGCCACCTCACCAGTTCTTTCGGCCTCCATATTAAAGCCAGTTAGGATATTTGAGGCAATATCTGCAGTTCTACCCAGATCCATATTTCCAGCAATTGCTAGATTTAATACAGATGGAGTTGCAGCTAAAATCTGATTGGTACTAAGACCGGCCATGCCAAGAAATTGCATGGCTTCCGAAGCTTGACTTGCTGTATATTGAGTAGTTCTGCCAAGTTCTCTTGCTTGTTTTGTTAAAGCTTTAAATCCTTTGCTATCTGCTGCTTCATTTGTAATAGCGCCAACTTTTGCCATCGCTAATTCAAAGTCTACTGCTGGCTTTACTGCTGAATATAAAACTCCACCAAGAGCCACAGCATCAACCATTTGGGAGCGATAATTTGCTCTATTACTTAAATTCTTATCCTTGGCATTTTGATTATTTTGTAGAGCTGATTGCCTTCTCTTTAAAACATTAAGATTTTTGCTTAATTTTGCTTGCTCTAAGTTGAAGTTTTTAATATCAACTCCACCAGAGCGAAGTGCTTTGCCCATCTGCCTCGTTGAGCTAGCGGTATCAAGGAAAGATTTCTTTGTTTGATCAGCTAATCTTTTGGCTTTTCTAAAATTATTTTGTAGCTGCTTTGATGGACTATCAGTTGCTGCAATTTCTTTTGATAAAGCATCTAATTTTTGCTTGGCATCCCTATAAGCAATTGATGCTTCTTTAGTAGCTCTTGATGAATTTCTAAAAGCTTCAATTTGATTTGCTCTATCAGTGACTTTTTTTATAGCAGAGCCAAGTGAAGATAATTGCTTATTTACAGACCCAAAAGCACCTTTAAATGATTTACCAAGCTTTGCGCCAATTAAAACTGAAACTGATGCATTAGTAGCTGGCATAATTCAATTAAATTTCGTTAGTTTCTTTTTGTATCAAGATCGCTTCATCGTAAAATAAGCAGAACTCTTCTTCGGTAAGTTCTAAAATTTCAGAAAGTGGCCAATGAGTGATTTTTGAGAGAATTATGATGGCCCGCCTTATATTCCCTCGGATTTGAAAAAATCCATATATGCTTTTTGTAAATTGGAATAATCAGACTCATCCAGCTCTTCAATAATATTGGGAGCTACTTCGCAAAGATTAGCAAAAAGCCTGATTTCTTTTTCTTCGTCAGATGAATTCTTCATTTTAGCTACAATAAGACGATCTTTGACTTTTGATCTTCTCATATTCAAATCAGTGATAGTTGAACCACTTGATTCGATTGGATAATTTAATTTGATATTTTGCATATTTGTCGTTTGTTAAATTCCTATTGCGTCACGAATTTCAACCATCTTATCAACTCCGCCAATAATTCTGGTCATATTATCAATATCGACTTCGATTAACTGCTCGCCATCAATTTCAAGAGAGTAATATCTGCAAGCGATTGTGCAGGCTAAAGTTCCCTTTTCTCCTGCAGCAAATTTACCCATATCCATTTCAGTGTACATGCCACGAAGTTTTATGATAATTGGAGAGGTAGCCTCATCATCTTGCAGAGCACCTCGAAGTGTGATTTGAACAGTATTACCACTGATAAGGCCAAATTGCTTTAAAACATCTTTATCATATTCAGATAGAGTAAAACTGGCTTCTAATTTTTCCATTCCCATATCAATTGGAATTGGAGCATCTAATCCACCAGCTCGATATTCTTCTGATTTAATATTTAGCTTTGGTGGATTTACCTCATCACATTTGCCAGCATAACCTCTGCCATCAATGAAGAGATTGAAATTTTTTAATATTTTTGGAATCATTTTAATTTAAAATTTGGTTAAACAATTTCGCTTAAATAATCATCAGTCATTTTTGACCTGAAGGTAATATGCTCTGCTGGATAAGGAGGCGTGAAGTCAAAATCAAAACTCACTTTGCCTTGAGCTATTTGATCAGGAGTATTTAACTCAGGATCAGCAAAAGCATTTCCACCAATAATTGCTCCGATGCTTTTTAGATGACGCAGATAATTATTTACTCCTTCAAGAACATCCTCGATATAGGTTTTAGTGATATTTCTATCAACAGCCCAAAGATGAGCTTTTAGAAGAGAATCATTAATCATGTCAGCAGTTCTTCTTGCTTGGAGAAATGCCCATTTAGGGTCAGCTGATAAGGTTCTATTACCCCATAATCTAAAACCACTTTCTTGAATTATGGTGGCTATGTTATTTTCATTAAGGTAGTTGGCTTTTGAATTTACATCACCTAATACAAAATCAATTGGCTTAGAAATACCAACAATACCATTAATCACCAAATTTGATGGCGACCACCAGAAACCTCTCTCATTGTCAGATTTAACAATTAATCCTGCGACTCTTGCAGATGCTGGTTCTTCAACAATAGCACCCAAGCTATCAAGAACTTTGACCCAAGGATAAATTGGATAAACTCTAGCAGAGCCAAAATCTCCTACATAATCAATTGCATCTGTGTCATTAGTATTTGGAAGATCAGCAATAATAACTGCCCTTAGATTTTCTGCTATTCCAAGAAGTTCACTTACAACAGGATTAGCATTATCACTTGGCATATCATGGGTGAATCCTGGTGCTATTAAAATTCTTGGAGTAACACCAAGCTCACTATTAGCAGCAAGTAAAGCGTGAACACCTTTATATTGTCCTGTTGTTCCATCAACTCCGCCAACAACATCAGCAGATGTAATATTAGCAGGATCAAGACTTCCTGTCGTTAAATGAGCAGGATTGCTTGGATCAGCAACATTTATCACAACAACCATCGCTCCAGCTTGGTCAAATATTCCATCCAATGCTTTTGGTATTGTGTAATCTTTATTGGCATCATCATTTGCACCAAAAATCTCAACCGCTTTAGCTCTTGAACCAAGAATTAAAGTTGGTGTATTTACTGAGCCTTGTGGCGCTGTGCCAACAAGTCCAATTACTGATGATTTAACTGTTTTTATAGGGCGTGCGCCATCATTAAGCTCGATGACTTCTGCGCCATGTAGAAATTGATTAGGCATAATTTTTAATTTAATTATTAATAAAATTTGGTTCTAAATTTTTTTATATTAAAAACCTATTGCAAACCAATATATTGTAATTGCGCCAACACCAGTTCCGCTTGATATCCTAACGGTAGTGTTGTTTATGGACCTGACGAAACCAGAATAATCATCCGGAGATACATCGCTTACACCTTTAGAACCTGTAGTAACAGCAAACACAGCATTAGGAAAAGGTGTAGGAAAGGTAAAAACAGTAGATCCAGCAGAAGGTATCACACCTGAGCCCCATTGAAAAATAATTCCATTTGGTAATTTTGTGTAGCCATTTGAGGTCTTTGAACAATTAAAGCCAGCAATATATTTTAGAGGGGTAATTATTTTTTCATCATTACTACCGTCATCTACTTCTGATTGCGTTGCAATTTGCGAAATACCTTTTTGACTCTCAGATGCATCTCCAGCCAGCGAAGCGATTCCAAGCCCAAGATTATTTCTAGCAGTAGTAACATCATCTAAATCAGAAAGATTATTTGTTTTGATCAATCTTTCAGCAAGAGCATTATTTACATCAGTCCCAAAATTTGGATCAAGAGCAATGTCATTATTGATTATCAGATTTACATTAGGAGAATTTCCAAAACCAAGAATCATTCTGATATAAAGCCTTTTTCCTGAGCCAGCCGGTAAATTTGGCTTAAAAGTTTCTGGATATTTACCAATAGCAAATAAATCACCATTTGAGTCAAATATTCCAACTTCTCTAATATAAAATGGCCCAATAGTTTCATCCAAAACAGCTTCAACAATTAGCTGATTTGTATTATTTTCATCAACTACTACATGTGTAAGAGTTACTCTGTGAACTTCATTTACTAGAGTTGTTTCACTTCCTACTGGATCATAATAAGCTCCATTACTATCACCGACTGCCATTTCAGTTAGGTCAATAGCTGTACCACCAGGTTCATTACTGGCAGCTTCTTTAATCAAACCCTGATTGGTTACTAAGCTAAAATAATCTTGAGACATTAAAATAACGGATTAATTGTTGTAATTTCTTTTGAGATAAAAAATGTGCCGATCGTTGGAATTGAAGAATTATCCTCAATTAGATCATCTTGATCATAAATAATCGGATCTATGCTGGTTACTTCTTTAGAAATAAAAAAAGTTGCTAAATTATTAACTGCACTTCCTGAAGCTAGGTAAGCTTTAAAACTCTCCAAATATGATCTGACATTTTTGGTACTTTGAATAACCTTGTTAATTTCTGGCAAAATATTGATATCAAAGCCAGGGTAAGGAATATCAAAATACACCTTAAAATGATATGGATTACTACCATATTCAAACCACTCTTCAATCTTGATATCGATGAAATTAAAAGCAGATAAAGCTTTCTTTAAAGCTCCAATAGTTCCTTTTTGCCTATGAAGAGTAACGCTTGTTTTTATGATATTTCTTTTAATGTCTATTTCCCAATTATCACTCCAATCATCAACTGATAAAGACCAAGCAAGAAATGGTAGGACATTTTCTGGGGCTAAATCACCATTAAAAACATATTTATTTTTTGCTTCTAATTCAGTGATTTTACATCCTGTTTTTTCTAAATTTTTAAGTAACTCACTGGCATTAATTGATAATAAAGATTTATTATTTTCATTAGCCATCTGTAATCACTGATATGGAAATATTATTGCAATATGGAGCCTGCGTATCATTTGCTACAACATCAGCAACTGGTGAAGTTAGCTCTACTTTTTTGACTCCATCAACATGTAAAGCATCATAAATTCCTGACAGTGATGCCACTTTACCAACTGCATGTCTTTCGCTGATAAAATTATTCAAAGCATTATTAGCTTCCGTTTCAATGACTGCTGATGATGGGCCAGGATAAACAGTGATAATTGCTTCAACACTGTAATTAACAATTGTTGCTCCTTGTACTGTTACCTGATCAGTAAGTGGACGAATATCATCTTCATTTAACTTTGCTGATACAGCATCTATTAATTCCTGACCAACAGTTCCATCTCCTATATTAGAAAGAATTGTTACTAAAACTTCACCAGGATTTGGTGATGTTGCTGATACTGACTTCACTTCATTTGATGCAGATAAAGCATGAAATATATAACTACCAATTGGCCCTGCAGTAGAAAAACCTTCCAAAGCTAGCTGAGTTCTTTCTCTAAGCCTTTCATCAGTTTCATCTGTTAAACGCTCAACTCCAAAAAATGCAGCTAAATTATCAAGATCACTTGAATTAGCAAAAGCCAACATATTTGCTTTTGCTGCTTCATTTATTCTTGCTCGAAGCAACATTTCTCGATAAGCAACCACCTGCATCAAAATAATGGCAGGGTCGCTTTCAAGCAGAGTGGCATAATTTGGATTTCTTGCTACAAAGTCATTAATGTAATTGGTTAATAAAGTTTCAAAATCTAGCGTTTCAATTACATCTGGAGCAGGTAATTTTGATAAATCTATTGGAGTAAAGTTGCTCATTTTTAAGCATTTGTAATTTCAATATTTTCTAATGTTATTTTTTCACCTGATTTCAAGAAACTTCCTTCTAAATCGATAGTGATTTTTCCTTGATTAATCTCACCAACTACCACTTGATCGACTTCAAATCTAGGCTCCCAAATAAATAATGACTCAACAATATCGAGATAAATTTCTGCGATTAACTCACCATTAATTGGTCGATCAATTTTATTAAAAAGGTTAGAGCCATAATCTCTTCTCATTGCCCTTGAGCCAATTGGGGTGGTTAGAATATTGGCAATAGATTGTTTTAAGTGATTAATTTCTGATATTTCTTTGCCATCATTAATATTCATGCTGATTTTACCTTACTTGATCCTGATATTATTGGCCACTGACCAGCAGAAGAGCCACCAGTAATTTCAATTTTATCACCAATTCTGGCAACCCCTTGTCCACCTGATCCGCCAAGATCAACATCGCCTTTTAAAGTAACTTTGGCTGCTTCAATTTCTGCATTACCTACAACCTTAATTTTGACATCTCCTTTGAGATCTAAATCCAAGGTTCCTGACGCTATATTAAAGCTTATTTTTGAGCCATCCTGATAGGTGATTGATTTAATATTTTGGTTAGAATCACTGGCATTATTTTTGTAAAAAGAAGGCAAAATTACTGCCTGACTTAAATCTCCTGATGGTGATAAAATAATTACTTGCTCATCAATTTCTGGCGGATTCCAACTATTATTATTTCCACTATTAGAATTTGCCCAAGGCAAAAAATCGGTTTCTAATTCACCAATTTTTACTCTGGCTTTAGCTGTCTGAACATTAATCTCAAAAATAGTGCCAATTCTAATAATATTTGAGAGCCTTTTAGCAAGGTCAGAAAGTGCATAGCCATCTTGCTCATCAAATATCATTTTTCTTAAGCTTTTTATCAGATTTATTTTCTTTTGGAGCTTCAGGAATTTTACGAGCTCTAATTGCCTTTCCTGCTGTTAAAAGAGGAATCGCTTCTTTTTCTTCCATCTCAATAATCTGATCTTTTTTATATTTTGTGTGATTTGAAATTATTTTTATCTTCATTTTACAAGTTACTTTCAATTTCTGTTATTGGAGTTCCACTATTATCAGGCTGTTTTACCTCAGTTCGATAAATCACCGAATATGTTAATCTGACCGCTCCATAAATTTTACTTCCCTCAATTGAATAATCGATCTCAGTTGATTTTAGCTTTATCAAATCAGCTTTTCTGGTTTCAATTTCAAATCCATCCAAAGCAGATTCGATTTGCTCTGCGATATTATCTAACTTCTGGTCAAAATCATCACTACCTAAAATAACTGCCTCAATTGCAATTTCTAGCTCTCTTTTAAGAGGTGCATAACCATCAATATTATATTGATCCTCAAGAATATTTTCCTGCTTTGAGTAAACTAATATTGCAGGTATTGATTGATCAAAAAGAGGCTTTGCTCTATTGCCATAAATATTACTTCCAGCATCAGTTTTATCTTTTAGCTGATTAATTATAGCATCTCTAATTATTTGCCTCTTGTGACTCATGCAAAACTAGTTTTTTACTTCCTGGAATATGAGTTTGAATATCAATAATTTGATAATCTTTGCCATCAATTTCTATCTTATCGCCCTGATTAATTTTCGGATAATAAGCAGGTAGATCAGCATTTCTAACAAAGATTACAATTTCATTTGAGCTAATATCAGCATCGGTTGCCTTATTGCTTACCTCCTGATAATTTTCATGGAAATCACCATTAATTTCAAAAGGTGCAAATTGATTATTAGCAGGAGTGATAGTTGTAATTCTGCCAAAAATCTGAATTGATGGCTTGTTTACAAAACCATCAAAATCAAACATTTGGTAGATTGTTTATGTCATTATTATTGACAATTACTTCATCAGAATTTTCAGGTAAATCAATTACTTCATTTGAATTATCACCTGCCTTTTTATCATCTTTTTTAGCATCATTTTTGTTCTGATTTTTAGAAGATAATTTTTTGTTATTAGTAGGTTTTTGATTCTTATTCTTATCCTCGTCCTTACTTTTCTTATCTTCTGATAAATCAGTTAGATTATTCAGCAAAGATTTTGAAACATTGCCAGATATAATAACAATCTCTTCACCTTGCTTAAATTGCACAGGTTCAAGAACTATATAAGTATCCTTTGATTTTTGCTTTAATGAAGATTGCCTAATGCTAGCTTGGGAACTGGAAAGTTTTAAAACTATTCCAACTCCCAAAATTGCAATATGACCTGTTACTTTATATTTTGTACTCATTGCTTTTTCCTATTAAGATTTAATCATTTGAGTAAGGCATGCATGTTGCCAGAAGCCATAACCAACATTTCTCCAGGTATCAACACCATACCAATGTTTATCATGCTTAAATTCTAATTCAGAACCTTCGGCAATTGCCTTTAACTGCACATTCTTTTCTTCTTGGCGAATAAATGGTTTAACTGAACTATCAGTTCTAAAGATGGCAAACTTATCTGACCAACCAAGTCTTGGATTTTGTGCTATGGAAATATCAACCTCATCCAAAACTTTTACCATATTGGTTGAACCGCCAACAGTTAACGGAACTGCGATGGCTGATTTTGCTAAATACCAAAGCGAAGTTGGAACAACTACCAAGAATTTAGAGGCATTTTCATTCATTGGTTCACCTTGGTCATCTTTAAATGATAGGATTTGCTGAATAGTTTTTAGAATTGCCAAACGAAGTGCTGCTTCACTAGGATTTGCAACATCACCAACTGCGCCACCATCAATTTGACCCGCAAATGCAGTTAAATCGACTTGGATTTTATTGCTTTGAACAGGGCTGTTTCCATCCTTATGGTCAGTATCGAAGTAATATTGTCCATCATAGCAAACAGTGCTTTCACCATTGATTATAAGCTTGGAAAGTAATTGAGCCCAGTGAGAATTGGTTCTATCAGCT